GGGCCGGTTAACTACGGGAAAGATAATATTATGACAAATGAAGCTTTAAAAAACACAGTATCAAACAGCACTGTTTCCGAGTATGCGGACCTTATGAAAGATTTGACGGCTCAAAACGAGGCTTTAAAAAGCCGTCTTGCACATGCTGAACATGTTGCCGGTTTACAATCCGATCAGCTGGACCAATTCGGGGATGCTATTATGGGCCTTATTGGCGACAAGGTCGAAGCACTGGCCGAAAGTGTGGCCTGTAAATATGCCGAACAAGCTCTAGAAGATTTTGAGATTGGAAATTATGAATACGAAATCGGGGAAATGATAGACGACCGGTTGCCGGAAGGCTTGGATGATGAAAGCCGTGCCGATGATTTGAAAGCCGCCATTAAAGAAGTGCTTTCCGGTGCAACCGTCAGTCTGGATCTAGAATAATGGCTGGCCTTTTAATCAAAGCGTTTCGTGATATCCTCATTGGCTCGCTTGTCGTCTATATCCTAATCGGGTTTATTGTCGTCGTTTCCTACGTGGCCGGATAAGCCCCCACAACCTCAACAACAGCCCGCGCCGGTATATTACCAGCGCGGGTTTTTTCATGCCTGCTCACTGGCCCGCGTTGCCGGTTTAAAAGAGTTAATGCAACCGAGCCCTGCCCCGCGGACCGTGCCCCAAACTCACCGGACCGTGATGCGCGGACCGTGCACCGGCAACACAATATCTTGTGTGGCTGCAAATCGTTTTAAACACATCATCTTGATTTGATGACCGGCAACCGGCACCAGCAACCGGCACCAGATGCGCGGGCAACCGGCAACCGGCCCTTTAACCATGGCGAATTAACTATGAATGCCGGGCTAATGTATCCGGAAAAATGCCGGGTCCCTTCCCATATCGGGTCAAAAACCTAGGAAAATTCAGCAAAAATCGGCAAAAACGCGCCGCGGCCCGCGCCGTGCCTAGCGGGAGCATGGGCCATGTTTCTCTCAAATATTCATGTGAAAAACGGTATAGAATGTTTCACGTGAAACACTGCCTATTTATTAGGCAGATATGAGGTCTTGTTAACTGTCTAATAAATGTGCATATTTGTGCATATATTTTGTGCAATTTAGGGTCCCCCGATGGATGGTCAGACAGACAAAGAACTAAAGCTTCAACTTCGCCTCGCGCAGTTAGAAAAGAATGAAGCTTGTAAAGATGAGTTTTTAATTTTTGTAAAAAATATGTGGCCTGAGTTTATCGCAGGAAGACATCATAAAATTATTGCGGACAAGTTACAGCGGGTCGCGAGCGGCGAGCTAAAGCGTTTGATTATCAACATGGCTCCGCGGCACACGAAGTCTGAGTTTGCTTCTTTCTTGTTTCCTGCGTGGATGATGGGTAAGAATCCAAAGATGAAGATTATTCAGGCAACGCACACTACCGAGCTTGCTGTAAACTTTGGACGAAAGACAAAGAACTTAATTGATAGCGATGACTACAAAGACATATTCCCGGAAGTTCGTTTGGCTGCTGACAGTAAAGCGTCGGGACGGTGGGACACGGCGTCTGGTGGAATGTACTATGCCGTTGGCGTTGGATCGAACTTGGCGGGTCGTGGTGGTGATTTAATTATTATTGATGACCCGCACTCGGAGCAGACCGCGATGTCCGCGAACGGCTTTGATGATGCGTGGGATTGGTACACTGGGGGCCCCCGGCAGAGACTCCAGCCGGGTGGGTCGATTGTTTTGGTTCAGACGAGGTGGTCCGAGAAGGATATGACGGGCCAGCTTTTGAAGGCCATGTCTAAAGATCCATTAGCGGATCAGTGGGAGGTTGTGGAGCTTCCTGCTATTTTTGAGGATGACACGCCGTGTTGGCCTGAGTTTTGGTCAATGGAGGATTTAACCGCGGTCAAAGCCTCTATCCCTCCTAGCAAATGGAACGCTCAGTATCAGCAGAACCCGACGGGCGAAGAGAACGCCATCATTCGCCGTGAGTGGTGGAACAAGTGGGAGCAGGAGAATATCCCTAATCTTGAATTTGTAATTCAGAGTTATGATACGGCGTTTAGTAAGAAGGAGACCGCTGACTATTCTGCGATTACAACGTGGGGTGTTTTTCGTCCAGAGGAGATTGGGGGTCCCCCGGCTTTAATTCTTTTGGACAGTCAGAAGGGTCGGTGGGACTTTCCTGAGTTGAAGGAGCGGGCGTTAGAGCAGTACACTTACTGGGACCCCGACACTGTAATCGTAGAAGCCAAAGCGTCAGGGACCCCTTTGACTCACGAACTACGGAACATGGGCATACCTGTTGTTAACTTTACGCCGAGTAAAGGTAATGATAAGATAACGAGGGTTCATTCGGTATCGCCACTTTTTGAGGCTGGAATGGTTTGGGCCCCAGACACTACGTTTGCGGACGAGTTAATCGAAGAGGTAGCGGCGTTCCCTAATGGGGAGTATGATGATTTGGTTGATAGCATGACACAGGCTTTGATGCGATATCGGCAAGGCAACTTCGTACAGCTACCAACAGATGACTGGGACGAAGAAGAAAGTTATGGTAAGATACACGCCTATTACTAACAGAAAGCGGGCACATGGCTGATTCAGCGGTAAATCTTGGAATGGGTGGTTCTTCTCGCGAAGGTTTGGGAGAATTTCTAGATTATTTGCGGACTAACAGACCTGTGTACAAGGAGGGCGACGAGCGCCCGTACAAGTATTACAGCGACGACTTAATGGTTCCCGAGCAAAAAAGTAGCACGTTCGCCCAAAGGTATGAGTTTACCGCGGACCGTGCATCTCCGTATGCGGGCATGGCTGACTCTATGTATTCGGCGGAAGCCGAGGACCTGCTGCCACTTCTTGAGGATGGCAGCGTAACATCTAATTCTATTTATGGTAAAAGCGGAAGTAATGTACCGTCTTATGTAGAAATATCTCCGGACGGTTCGTTCACGGAAACGCCAATAGGTTTTGACGACGGCGGAGAAGTGGACCCTCTAGCGGGGGTTAGCAACGATGACAAGCGCCGCATCTTGCGGATTGGCAATAACAACGTAGCCGACCTTGTTGATAATGATTATAAAATTTATACAATTCTGACAGACCGCCAGAAAAAAGGTCAAAGAAACTTTGCTGAGTTTGAGGACGGTGGCATTGTTGATTTGCCCACGGAACTTTCTTCGGAGTCCGCGGACCGCGGCATTGGTGGGCTTTTGATGTATGAGGACATGGCAGACCCTCTTTACCCAGCGCGGCCTATTGAGAAACAAAGCTTTGGTAAAAATCGTGGTTTTCAGCACGGGCAAATGGTTAAGCTGGGTGAACGTGACGACGCTGTTGGAGGCAAGTTATTGAAGCAGGCGGGTATTATGGCGTCGGCCAATCAGGTTCTGGACAACTTGGACCCTAAAGTTTTATCGCAGATGAGCCGCATATTGGGGCGAGACCTTGGCTGAACGTCCACAACCACGGGGCTTTGATGTAAACCAACCCGGCTCTACTCTTGAAACTTTTAAAGGTTTGGCGCAGGGTGCGACCACGGATCTCGTATCTATTCCCCAAGAAATGCTGGCGACCGCGACAAGCATAGCTTCTGAGCTTGACCCTCGTTACCTTATCACCTCCCCAATCGCTTCGGCCTTGTCCGCCGCGGACCCTTATGTGCAAGATTTCGTTGAAAAGTATGGGATGCAGGCGCTTGGGGAGATGGTTTACGGAAAAGCTCCCACGGAAGAATTACAACAAATCAGGGGCGATGCTCGTTTGGTTGGTGGCATAGCCGGTCTAGGTGAGATGGCAACACTAAAGGCCAGTAAGGGCATAGGTGATTTTGCTAAGCTTTTGAAAAAAGATCCGCCACCAAGAATAGAGCCTACCATAAATTTACCTCCGGGTTTTTCTAAAGGTCCCCAGATTGCGACATGGCATGGAACTGCGTCAGATTTCCCTAAATTCAAGATGAGCTACGTGGGCACCGGAGAAGGTAACCAGATGTTCGGTCACGGTATATACACCAGTGATCTTAGGGTTATCGGGACGGAGTATAGAGACAACCTTGGTTTTAGGCCGTCTTTATCTGGTGACGGTGACACTATGGCTGAAAAAGCTTTAAATAAGCTTGAACCTACTATGGTTCAGGACCTAGAGGGATCACCCTTTGGAAGGTTTGTAGAAGACAATGATGATTACACAGATTTAATAGATGAGATAATTGAGTCGGATGATAAAATAACCACCAGAACAAGTTTGACCGATCAAGCTAGCGTGATTGAGTTTCCGGATGGAAGTGCGTTAAGAACGCAAAACGCAGAGAAAATTATAGATGAGGAAGGCACCCCTATTTTTGGAGACGGAGTTTTAGATTATCTGACAAAAGAACCGCTGTTCGGAAATTTTATAAAACCTTTGGGTAAATCAGAGGGCACTCTGATGAAGGTGGGCATTAACCTAAACCCGCAAGAGGATTTGTTAGATTTTTATCGTGTAATGTCTGAACAACCCACAGAGGTGCAAAGAAAAATAAAAACAATAGCGGAAAAAATAGGCGATAAAGATTTAATAAAAAATTTAGAAAACGCTGACGGTCAAGGTGTTCAAGACACTATAGCCAAACATCTAGGTGTTCAATACCAGAGCCCCAAGGTTTCGGAGTTTTTTAACGAGTTTGGTATTAAGGGTATGAAATACTCTACTCAGGGCACAAGACAACGTAAACTAAAACCAGAGGACGACGATTACAATTACGTAATTTTTGATGACAGTGTTTTAGAAATACTAAAGAAATATGGGGTTGTTGGCCCCGTAACTTTAAGCGCGGCCCGCGGTGCTGTTTCTGAACCCGAAGAAAAACAAATGAAAGAAGGCGGCATAGTAACACTGGCCGACGCAGCGCGGAACACGGGCCGCGGTCCACGGGGTGTAGCGTCTCTTGCCCCAATAGCTAGGAATATGAACCGGCCTATGGTAAGTTAGGCCAAAGGAGATAACGCATGGCACGTAAACCTATTGCAGGCATGGTGGACAATGTTCCGTCCCAGTTGGATATGGAGGACCTTGCTGCTGAAGTGGAATTAGAGCTTCCGGGCAGCATGGAGGACAACGTCTTATCCTTTGAGGGTATGGCTGAAGGCATGGACATTGAGATTACGCCGGATGAAGATGGCGGTATGACTGTGGACTTCGATCCGCAGGACCAGCGCGGTGAGAGCGATGATTTCTACGCCAACCTAGCTGAAGAGATGCCTGACCGTGAGTTGTCTCGGATTGCGGGTGAGTTGATGTCTGAGTTTGACAGCAACAAAGCAGGACGACAGGAGTGGGAAGATGCTTATGCTAACGGTTTGGAGTTGTTGGGGTTCTCTTACGAGGAGCGTTCGCAGCCGTTCCGAGGAGCTTCCGGAGTTACCCATCCCTTGCTCGCAGAGGCTGCTACACAATTCCAAGCGCAAGCGTTTAACGAGTTGTTGCCAGCGTCTGGCCCGGTGCGAACTGCTGTCATGGGAGCCGAAACAAGAGAAAAAGAGCAGCAGGCAATACGTGTAAAGCAGTTTATGAATTATTACATCACCAACGTGATGGAAGAATATACGCCTGACTTGGACCAGATGTTGTTTTATTTACCGTTGGCTGGTTCTACCTTTAAGAAGATTTATTATGACGAGGCTCGGGGTCGTGCTGTAAGTAAGTTTATTCCGGCAGAAAACCTTGTTGTGCCGTATGAAACCTCTGATTTGTCTACATGTCCTAATGTATCTCAAGTTGTTCGCATGTCGCTGAACGACTTGCGTAAGCATCAGGTATCTGGGTTCTACTTGGATATTCCCGTACTGCCTTCTCAGGGCGATACAAATTCCGTGGACGACGAAATCAATCGCATTGACGGTATGTCACCTTCTCAGGTTGATTATGACTGCACTCTTTTGGAGTGTCATGTTGACTTGGATTTAGAGGGCTATGAGGAAGAAGATGAAGACGGTGAGTTCACAGGTATTAAGATACCGTATGTAGTCACCATTAGTCAGGATAACGGACAGATATTGTCGGTACGTCGCAATTACCTTGAGGATGACGAGAAGAAGCAGAAGATTAATTATTTTGTGCATTATAAGTTTCTTCCGGGGTTTGGTTTTTATGGATTGGGTCTTATTCACACCATTGGCGGGTTGTCACGCACCGCCACGGCGGCACTGCGACAGTTGATTGACGCTGGTACGTTGTCCAACCTCCCTGCGGGTTTCAAAGCCCGCGGACTACGGATCAGGGACGATGATGAACCGTTGCAGCCCGGAGAGTTCCGCGATGTGGATGCTCCCGGAGGGGCTATTCGTGACAGCCTGATGCCGTTGCCGTTCAAGGGTCCCGACCAGACTCTGTTTAATTTGCTAGGGTTTGTTGTAGATGCGGGTCGCAGGTTTGCTCAAATCACCGACATGAAGGTTGGTGACGGCAACGAGAATGCTGCGGTAGGCACTACGGTTGCTTTGCTGGAGCAGGGCGCACGAGTAATGAGTGCGGTTCACAAGCGGCTTCACTATGCCATGCGTTTAGAATTTAAGATGCTAGCTCGTGTGATGTCCGAGAGTTTGCCACAGGAGTATCCGTACACGGTTGAAGGTGCGGAATCCAAAGTTATGGCTAGCGATTTTGATGGCCGGATTGATGTAGTTCCTGTATCGGACCCTAACATGTTTAGTCAGTCGCAGCGGATTGCTCTGGCCCAGACTAAGCTACAGCTAGCGGGTGCGGCACCTGAGTTACACAACATGCACGAAGTGTACAAGGACATGTATGAAGCGTTGGGTGTTAAGGACACCGACAGGATTATGAAGCGTATTCCAGATGAGGAGCCTACGCCTAAAGATCCGGCACAGGAGAACATCGACTCAATGGACATGGTGCCGATGCAAGCGTTTGAGGGTCAAGAACATGAAGCACATATTATGGCTCATATGGTGTTTGGATCTACTCCAATGGTTGGCGGTATGCCTGCTATTGCTCTGGCGCTTCAGAAGCATATAATGGAACATGTACGAATTATGGCTCGCGAAAAAGCGGCGGTTCAGTTTATTCAGTCTCGGCAAGCCGCAGGTGGCGAGGCGGCTACAGAAGAAGAGATGTTGGCTGTTGAGGGTTTGACTGCACAGTTTGTTGCCGAAGGTATGCAGATGGTCAAGCAGATGTCACAGCAGGTATCTGGTCAAGGCCCAGATCCGTTGATACAACTCAAAGAAAAAGAGCTGGAGATCAAGGCACAAGCCGAGCAGGCGGACGCACAAGTGGACCAAGCCAAGTTGCAGCTTGATGCACAGAATCAAGAAACACGGGCGCAGCAATTCCAACAACGGATGGCTAGTCAGGAGTCGATGACTCAGGCTCGTATTCAATCAGCTATGGATAGGGAACTTCTTAAACAACAAGGTAAGTAAGGGTTTTTAGGGGGCAAAATGATTGCGGAGACACTGGCTGGCATAGCCCTTTTTAAGAGTGCTGTTGACGGTATTAAATCGGCTATTGGTACGGCTAATGATGTAGGAGACATTGCGAACTATATTGATGACTTGTTTGTGGGTGAGAAGCAAGTACAGCAAGCTAGAAACAAAAAAGCTAGCGGCGGTCTGAGCGATCAGTTTGGCGTAGATACTGTAGCTCGTGAAATGATTGACGCTAGGATAGCAAAAGAAAAAATGTACGAAATCAGCCAAATGGTGGATTTGCGTTTTGGGCATGGCACATGGGCTGGTATTGTTACTGAACGAGCAAAAAGAATACAAGAAGCCAAGGAGGCGGCTAAAGTAGCTCAACGAGAGGCTTTGAAAAAGCATAAGGAAATTATGGATATGGCTAAGACTGTGGGTATATCTATTATGGCTATTATATTTGTTGTTGTATGTGTTGTCGGTTCTGTGATGTTTGCGAGGTAATAATGTTTACTGCGGTTCTTATAATATGTGCCCCCTTACTTGGGGATGAGTGCGTTAAGGTAGTTGACGCCAAAGGTCCTTATGACAGGCAGGCGGAGTGTATTGAGCGTGTACTTCAGATGTTTCAAGACACGCAGCTTTTGTTTCCAGCCCCATATAAGTCAGTGTCTTATAAATGTGAGAACAAATACAAGAGAGCGTAATGAGTGCTGAACAGTTAGTAGAGTGGAAGATTATCCCACGCCTTATGATGCTGGTAATGACGCTGATGTATATCCGGGTTATTGAGTGGGGCATTTCATTAGAGGATTTATCTACACAGCAAAGTGCTATGATTAGCGTTGTATCTGGGGCAATGACAGGCGCGTTTGCAGTTTGGTTAGGTAGTGAGAAATGAAACAAGCAGCTACAAAGCTAAATGAGGCAAGCGAGATAACCATTCCTTTACGGAACCTTATTAGCATGATTGCTTTTACAGCCGTGTCCGTCTGGGTGTATTTTGGCTTGACCGAACGCATAAGCTTCTTAGAACACAATCTTGAGCTCACAATGGAAGAGGTTGAAGAGAATGATAATTGGATAGATGAGTTTGAGCCACCTAAATCTGTGCAGAACACAGTTACTAGGGTTCATCAGCTTGAGATTGAGTTAGCTAAATTGAAACTGATGCTGGAGTTAAAACAATGATACAAGCATTAATAGGACCTATTGCAAACCTCGCCAGCACATGGCTGGAGGGCAAGGTTGAGACAAAGAAAGCCGAGACTGGTGCAAAGGTCGCTAAAGCCAAGGCTGAAGCTGTTATCATGGAAAAGAAGGCCACGGGTGAGATTGACTGGGATCTCAAGATGGCTGACGCTTCGGCCTCAAGCTGGAAAGACGAATGGCTTACAATTTTATTTTCAGTACCACTTATACTAGCCTTTTGCGGAGATTGGGGTAGGCAGATTGTTACAGACGGGTTTGCGGCTTTGGATACTATGCCAGAGTATTATCGCTACACCTTGGGAATTATCGTGAGCGCAAGCTTTGGAACAAGAGCGGCCTCTAAGTTTTTTGGAAAGAAGTAAGCATGAATAAAGATAAATTACGCGAAGAAATCGCAGAAGATGAGGGATGCAAGTACGAAATTTATTTGGATCATCTCGGCCTTTGTACAACGGGCGTGGGTCATTTAATAACTGAAACCGACGAAGAATACGGAAAACCAGTCGGTACAGTAGTCGAGCAAGAACGGGTAAGAAACTTGTTTGCGTTGGATATGGCTGTGACCGTGGACGAGTGTAAAGTTTTGTATAAAGACTTCGACGACTTACCCGAGGAATGCCAGCATATCATCTGCAACATGATGTTTAATATGGGCCGCCCAAGGCTGTCCAAGTTTAAGGGTATGAAGGCTGGTGTAGACGCTAGGGACTTTAATTCCGCCGCAGATGAGATGGTTGACTCGCGTTGGTACACTCAAGTCCCTAACCGCGCAAGGCGCTTGGTAGACCGGATGAGGGCTCTTGCAGAATCTGAATAGTGTGTTATAAGAACACATAGGATTTAATGCGGAGTTATCAGATTGGATGAAATACATTTTGCGGAAGCTGTTTTTCGCATAATAAAAGAACGGAGACAAGGCGTTCAAGACTTAGTTATTTATGACAACGTCAAGAACATAGAGCAGTATCGTGAGCTCATGGGTAATTTAAAAGCCCTAGATCACGTCGAACAGGAACTCAAGGGCCTGCTAGATAAACAGGAGCGAAGTAATGACTAAAGCGCAAAGCGTTGATTTAGACGCAATATCCGAGGGAGTCGCTAACCTCGCAGAAGCATATAAGGAACCTACAGATAAGGTTCTAGACCCCGAAGCTATCGGGGTCTCTCTCTTAGAGAAGTTACCCACTCCAACAGGGTGGCGTATTCTTGTTCTTCCATACCGTGGGAAAGGTAAAACCGACGGAGGTGTTTACCTGCCAAATGCGGTTGTCGAAGAACAGACGGTTTCTACACAAGTCGGATATGTCTTGAAAGTAGGTCCATTGGCTTATAAGGATTCTGAAAAGTTTCCTACGGGCGTTTGGTGCGAACAGGGAGACTGGGTGATGTTTGCTCGGTACTCTGGTTCAAGATTTAAAATTGACGGTGGTGAGGTTAGAATACTCAATGATGATGAGGTTTTAGCTAAAATTAAGGAACCCGAAGATATTTTACACTTCTAGGAGAAGAAAATGGCCGAGGCTGAAAAACAACAAATTGAATTAGATTTAGATAACGCCGAAGAAACTGAAGTTGAGATTGACGGAGTAGAAAATCCGGAAGTCGAAGCGTCAGAAGAGTCAGAAGCGTCAGAAGACAACTTCGACAAAGCTAAAAATAAAACGCAAAGGCGCATTGATCAACTAACAAAGAAGATGAATGAGTCTAAACGTCGTGAAGACGAAGCTATTCGTTATGCTCAAAATGTTCAAGCGGAAGCCAAGCAGCTTAAAGAACGTATGGAGACGCTGGATACTAGCTATGTAAACGAGTACACCAACCGTGTTGAAACTCAAATGGGCACTGCGGAAGTTGATCTTGCTCGTGCTATGGAGATAGGTGACACTAACGGTGTCGTTGAGGCCCAGCGTAAAATGACTGCGTTAGCAATTGAAAATGATCGTGCTCAACAAGCTAAAATACAACAGCAAAGGTACGCTCAACAGGTTCAAGCGCAGGAGCAGACTCAAGTTCAACAGCCTATGCCTCAACAGCAGCCGCAGCCGCGTCGGCCTGACCCTAAGGCTGAACAATGGGCTGAACGTAATAGCTGGTTTGGAGACGACGAAGCTATGACGTATGCTGCTTTTGGTGTACATAAAAGGTTAGTTGAAAACGAAGGGTTTGACCCGCAGACAGAAGACTACTATACTGAACTGGATAAGCGAATGCAGGACGAGTTTCCGCATAAGCTGAAAAACGGTGGAAGTAAACGGCCCGCTCAGACGGTTGCTTCTGTTTCCCGTTCAACATCTGGGCGCAGCAGTGGGAAAAAGGTTAGACTCACCCCTAGCCAAGTTGCGATAGCAAAGAAATTGGGTGTGCCTCTAGAAGAGTACGCGAAATACGTGAAGGAGTAAGTTAAATGTCTGAAGAACAAAATGAAATGTTTCAAGGTACTGTAAAACGTGCTGCTCGCGCAAATAATACTAGGGAAAAGACGGCGCAGCGTAAGCCGTGGGCTCCCCCGTCTATGTTGGACGCACCACCTGCACCGGATGGTTTTAAGCATCGTTGGATCAGGGCTGAAACCCGTGGTTTTGATGATACTAAAAACATCAGCGCGAAAATGCGCGAAGGTTATGAACTTGTTCGCAAGGACGAGTACCCAGACTTTGAGGCCCCGGTACTTGACTCAGGTAAATATGAAGGTGTGTTTGGAGTAGGTGGACTTATTCTTGCCCGCATACCAGATGAGACTATTGCAGAACGGACAGCTTACTTTAACCAAAGAAGCAACGACCAGATGCAGGCTGTGGACTCTGATATGATGCGTGAGAATTCTCATTCGACTATGACGATTTCTAAAGCAGATCGTCAATCTCGTGTAACTTTTGGTGGCCCTCGACGGTAGAGGCTACCATTTTCAAATAGGAGTGCCTCATGGCAAATTTACTCACAGGTGGGTATGGTCTACGTCCTATTGGTAAAGTGGGCGGCAATGTCAATAACAACGCTACAACGATGTATGAGATTGCTACTAACTACACAACTGCTATCTACAATGGGGGCATTGTTGTGCCCGCTTCTACAGGAACAATTATTATCTCCGATCAGGCGATATCTCCTCTAGGCGTTTTAGGTGGTGTTGAGTTCGTTGACTCAGTTACTGGTAAGACCACTCATCTTAACTACTGGCCCGGATCAAATGCAGTAAGCGTGGACACAAACCATCCTGTTAAAGCTTATGTTTACGATGATCCAATGCAGCTGTTTGTTGTTGCGGCGGATGGAACAAATACTAGCCGGGCAACCGCGTTAGCAGATGTCTTCGTTAACTGTGACATGGCAAGTGTTAACAACGGCAGCACAAGTACTGGTAAATCAAGCGATATGCTTGATATCAGCAGCGCAGCCACTACTAACACTTTGGATGTTCGTATCGTTGGCCTCTATGACGAGGCAGGCAATACAGACTACACCGCACTTGGTCATCAGTACATCGTTCGTTTGAACGGTCATTTCAACCTTAACACTAGTGCCGCGGTTGGTACTTTTGCTACAACTGGCATATAGGAAGGGGCTAAAAAATGGCTATTTCAAGAGCACAGCTAGCTAAAGAGCTAGAACCCGGACTAAACGCCTTGTTTGGACTGGAATACGACCGTTACGAGAACGAGCATTCTGAGATCTTCGCTGAAGAGTCTTCAGATCGTTCTTTTGAAGAGGAAGTGATGTTGGGTGGTTTCTCAACAGCGCCAACTAAGGAAGAAGGCTCTGCCATCTCCTTTGATGACGCTCAAGAGACATACACTGCACGATACACACATGAGACAATCGCTTTGGCCTTCTCAATCACTGAGGAAGCCATTGAAGATAATCTTTATGATCGTCTTGCATCACGCTACACCAAGGCTCTGGCCCGCTCTATGGCCCAGACAAAGCAGATTAAAGCAGCATCTATTCTGAACAATGCGTTCAGCACAGGTTCTTCTGCAATCGGCGATGGTGCAGCACTTTGTTCTTCATCACACCCATCCTTGACAGGAAACCAACGCAACCTTCTTACAACAGCCGCTGATTTGAACGAAACTTCACTTGAGCAGATGTTGATTGATATTGCTGGTTTGACTG